CGTACGCCACCGACGTCAACGCCGTAAACGGATCAGTGTTGACCATCCACGGCGAGGATGCCCGGTAGTAGCGTGTTTGCGAGAGCGGCTGGATATCCGCCCCGACGAAGTCATCGATCTGGCGCGACACCGCGTGGGCGATCCGCGTGATGCGGTCGTCGTCCACGGCGTCGGTGATCCCGAGTTCGGCCTTGATGTCGGTCTCGGTGCAGTAGATGTCCGTCGGGGTCGGCATGTCTTGGCTACCTTACGACGCCGGGTGAACGTAGAGTTTCACAGGGTTGTAGGTGGTCGTGTTGGCCGCGACCAACCGGCCGCCGGTTCGCTGAAATGCATAGTAGCCAGTCTGGAGTGCATCTGCGTACCGCTCGGTCATTCGCACGAGTTGCACACCCGAAACATCACGGATGATGTACTTGCTGAAGTCGCCGAATGCGATCGACTTGGCGGACGCGGCTGCGGCTGCGACGTCGTTGTTGATGACCACGGGATATCCCAGAATGCGATCCGGCTCGCCGGCCTGAACGGACGGCTCCCACAACGGCCGGTTCTGGCTATCCTGCAACTTGCGGATGATCCCGAGGGTTGCATCCCGCATCATCCACTTCGCGTTCGGACGGTACGCCACGTCCACGCTGTAGGCGAGGTCGACCAGGTCATTGTAGATCACAGTTGACGTTTGCCCGCTTGCCCCGGTTTTCCCGGTCGCAGCACCTACAATAACGCCATGTGGCTGACTTGATCCGGTTCCAGTTGTCCAATGTGCATTCTGCGCACGTCCGAGACGTTCGCCGAGCGCGTTGGCAATGAACTGGTCCAACGGGAACTCGCTGTCCTGAAGCAACTGGTTTGACACGAGCACGAGACCGGAGGTGTACATGTACGATGACACTGTCAGTTGGCCGAACGTCATTGCGGATTCTGAGATTGTTGACGATTCTGACAGTATAGAACCGCTAACGCCGGTCTCATCGACCGTCGGCAGGAGCAGGTCCGCGCCGGACTGGGTCGGGTACACGGTGGAGACGCTGAGCATCCCGCCGAACGCGCGACGGGCGGCCTCGATGCCGCTGCCGAACTCGTAGTTGACGAGGTAGCCACCGGCGGTCGTCGTCCCGACGGACTGTGCGCGACCCTCGGCAAGCCGCTGCCGGTTGTAGGCCCGAAGTTCCGGGTCGAGTTCGGCATCGGTGCCCCTCAACCACGCGTTGAACGCGCGCTTCTGCGCCTCGGGTGACAGGCTCGCGCCGGTCGATGCCTTGCGCTCCTCGGTCTCCACGACGGAGCCGCGCAGTGCGCTTTCCTCGGCTGCGAGCCGCTGCGCCTTGGCGAGCGCGTCGATCCGCCGGTCGAGGCTGGTCAGGTCCTTGTCGAGCGCGTCGAAGCGGGACTCCGCCTGCGCGTCCCAGTTGGCCTGGTCCTCGACGATTGCGCGCATTTCCAGCGCCAGCCTGTTGCGGCTGTCGCGTAGTTCGTTCAGAGTGCTAGCCATTTCGGCCTCCCAAAGTGTGCGCACGGAGACGCGCCCGTGCCAGCGCGTGCGTGGTTGACCGCGGATTGGTCAGGGTTGACGGCACCCGGACGGACCGGATCGCCACGGAGGTTTGCGCGTACGCCGGATAGGTCACCGCCGATACGTCAAACAGATCACAGTCAAGCAGTTCGCGGACGTAGCCCGTCGAGGCTGAGCCGCTCCACCGATCCTGCACCGCGCGGAACGCGAACGACGCCTGGTTGACGTCCCCGCGCCGGACCAGTTCGGCAACATCCCGTCCAAGGCTGGTGTCCGGGAGGTTGCACGAAAAGTACAGGCCGTTCCCATCCTCGCGCAGCGTCAGCGTGCCCGAAGCGGTACGGCCGAGCGGTGATTCGGCCTCGTGGTTCCAAAGGCACCGGACATCCTGCGATGACGCCAATGCGCGGGTGAATGCGCCGGGACGGATGATCTCCGTGAACTCCATCCCGTAGCCACCGTTCCGGCTGTCGTCTTCCTCGGTCTGCAACGGCTGGCTCGGCACGTTGAACAGTGCGGCATAGCCCTCCAGGCGCAGTCCCGTCGCCGGGTCGTCCGCGCCCCGGAGTTCGACCCGTGCGCCCCGGAGTTCGAGCCGGTCAGGTGACGCACTGCGCGTCCCCGGCTTCCACTCGGGCGGCACCTTCCCGAAATCCTCGTAGTGCGCTGCAAGGTGATCGTAGACCGCCTTGCGGTCAGCATCTGGCATGTCAACTCCTCCGCGTCCGCCGAACATGATCGACATGCATTGCGCGACGCCTCGCCACACGCAATCGTACGGACCGGCGACGGTGTGGTGCGCGAGTTTGTACGACGCCTCGATGTCGGGGTTCGCCTGGTCGACCCACGCGCACATGCGCTTGAGATCGTCCACGGTCGCCTTGGCAACCTCGGAGGGACCGTCCCACGATTGGCTTTCGGGCGCTAGCCCGGTCTTGCGGTACGGTATCGCGCGCCGTCTGTCCACTGCGACCATCGTTACTCCTGCGGGTCGCGCGTGGCGCGCGGTACGGGGCTGATGCGACTGTACACGGTTCACGCTCATTCCGCAACCGGCAACGTCACACCCGTTGCCCTTGCGAGCGCATTCCGCGCCGCCTCGGGCAGGTCAGGGTGCGACGCGATCCACGTCGCGAGTGCGAGACGCTCGGCGGCTTCGGTGGCTTCGGCCGCTTCCTTGGCGGTGCGTTCCGCCTCGGCGCGTACCATGTTTGCCTCGCGCTGCGCGATCTCCTCCGCCGTCAACGGACGGACGGTCTCCACGCCGGTTTCGCAGTCGATCTCGATGGCGATGGGTGGTTCAGTTGTCATTAGGGGTATCCGTATAGTTGGATTGATGATCCTGCCTTTACGTTGAACGCGCTTGACATAGAGACGGCCAGTGATGTTATTGCCGATGACGATAGCCACTGACCGTTGGTGAACCACGGGGATATTTCATTATTCGTAGTGTTCGTATTATACGTGACAGTACCTAACACTGCCTTTCTTATAGATCCAGATGTATTTGTATAGTTTTGAATAATGACGCTGCCAGTAGAAAATGATGCGCTTGCAGATACAGATGCAGTGGAAATAAATTTCAGCAATACGGCAGTTGATAACGTTGCGCCGTTGCCATACGCACCAACATAGTTCGACGTGCTGTCTCCGTTAAACCGCAAATATCCTTCTTCGGTTGCGCCGCCGGTGACTGTGGATTTAAGCGTGAATCGCATTTCCAATGATTGGTATGTTTGCGGGATACTTGAAATGCTGATGCTCGCCGCATCGCTCGCCAACGTGGTTGACGCAAGAAGCACCGGCATGCTCGCCGTTGAATGCACGTGATCGGAACGCGCAAGGGTAGTCGCGCTTCCTGATGCAGCCGTCGCGCCACCGGTGACGGCGACCGGCGTCCCGAACGCCTCACGGCTATGCCTGTGATCGGACCGCGCTACCGTGGTCGCCGTACCCGCTGACGCCGTGTCCGCAACCGCGGATGCGCCGGGCGTGCCGAACGCCTCGCGTCCATGCACGTGATCCGACCGCGCCGCCGTCGTCGCCGTGCCAGCGGCTGCGCTGTCACCCACCGCTGACGATCCGGGCATGGCAAACGCCGGTGCGTTGACGGTGACGGCACCCGTGGCACCGGACACGCTCACGTTCGTCCCGGCAACGATGCTCGTGACGCCACTATTGCTGACCGTGAGCGTCGTCGTCCCACTGATCCCGATCCCGCTACCGGCTGCGAGACTGGCGGACACGGTCGGCGTCGTGGTGCCCGAGACGCTGATACCGTTACCCGCGGTCAGCGACTGGACGCCGGTTGCCGAAACGGTTAGCGCCGTCGTGCCCGACACGCTGATCCCGGTGCCACCGGTCACGGAGTTGACGCCGGTGGCGCTCACGGTAATCGACGTGGTACCGGACCCCGACACGCTGATCCCGGTTCCCCCGGTTACGGTCGGTGCGGTTAGCGTCACGTCGCCAGTGGACGCGGACACCGTCAGACCGGACCCCGTCAGCGAGCGGACGCCGGTATTGGTGATCGTCAGGTCTGAAGTGCCCGTAACCGACAGGCCGGAGGATGCGGTCACGCTGTTGATCGCGCCGGACCCACCGGACCCGGACCCTGACCCGCCCGAACCGGGTATCCCTGGCGGACCCATCGCCCCGCGTGGCCCGGCGGGCCCGCGCTCCCCGCGCTCCCCACGATCCCCCTTGGGTCCCGGCACCGGTGCGGTCGCTTCAAGCACATCGACGCGGTCGAGCACCTCGGCCAGCGTCCCGTCCTGCCTTGCGTCGACGGCTTCGTTCGCGGTCAGGCGTTGCGCGATGCGCACCAGTTCCTGCGCCTGTGCAGCCGTCAGTTCCCGCGTCTCGCCGTGCGCCGCGTCAATCGCGCTCGTGACCGCCTGCACCGTTCCGAGGTCGGCGCGTAGTCCGTCTATCAAGCCATCCTGACGTGCCTCGGACCCGTCGTGTTCGGTCAGGCGTGACGAGATCGCGTCGAGCGCCGCCTTGCGCTGCTCCTCGACTTCGTCGATCCGTGCCTGGACGGCACGCATGCGCCGTCCCGTCTCGCGTGCAAGGATGTGCGTTGCGGCTTCGGCGCGGCTGGTTCCCTCACTCATCGCTCGTCTCCGAGGCTCGCCCGGATCGACGACGCGATACCGGGGACATCGAGAGCGTCGTACGCCATGCCAAGGATGGCTAGCGCGTCGCCCTCGTGGGAGGCAGGCAGTGCCCGCCCTTCGGTCTGCATTGATCCGTCAAGTTCCGCGACCCGCGCCTTCGCCCAGCGTTGCGCCCGTTCGGACTGTCCGCGGGTCCCGCCGCCCCACAGCGCGTGTGCAACGACGCCGGGTGACGGGTAGTCCGGATTGTCCGGCGAAGCGGCCGGTGCATCAAGGTCGACCATGTGACGCGCAAACCAAGCCGCCATGCGCCGGACCTTGGCATCACTGCACGATCCCGCGCTGAGTTGTCGCGCCTCGCGGACCGTCTGCGCGGTGACACCCTCACCAGCGAGGCCATCCTCGTACCACGCGAGACCGCGCCGGACGTTCGTGCGCATCCAGTCGGGCACCTCGATGGCGCGCTCCTCGATGTCGAACACGTCGGTGTCTTCCAGCATCCGGGTGGACACTTCGCGGATGATGGCGCGTGCACCGGCGCTCGGTTGCGCCGGTGTCGATGCGACCACATCCGTCGGCGTCGCGCCCATCGTGCCGAAGTTCAAGGGCTGTATCAGGCTATCGCCGTCCGTACCGACACCGTTCAGGTTCTCGAACGACCGGATCTCGTTGACGGACAGCCAACCCCACTGGCGGCCGACCGCGTACGCGTCGTACCGCGACTTGATATCCCCGCGCAACAGCGCGTCGACGCTGTGCTCGATGTACAACCCTTGCCGCTCGGACGGGTACAACAACGTGTTGAACGACTGCTCCAAACGCACGCACCACGGGCGGATCGTGTGAACGACGAACTCGATGCTCTGGTGCTCGATGTTGCTGTACGTCGCGCGTTGCAGGTCGCCCATCAGGTGCAACGGCACCCGGAATATGCGCGCGATTTCTTCAATCGAGAACCGGCGCTGTTCGACAAACTGCGCATCCTGCAATGGCATGCCCATCGACTGCCACTCGATGCCCTCTTCGAGGACGGCGACGCGGTGCGCGTTGTCGAGACCGCGGTGTGCGGATTCCCACGACTGCTTCAGGCGCACGGCTGCGTCGTTGGACAGCCGCCCCGCGACTTTCAGGACGCCACCGGGCCGCCCGTTGTTGCCAAAAAAACGTCCCGCGAACTCGCGCTCCGCCTGTTCCAAGCCGACCGCGTCGCGGTGCACCGCAATCGGCGACAAGCCCATTAGCCCGTCGCTCGACAGGCCACGGATGTGCAGGATATCGTCGGCCGGGTAGACGCGCTGTCCGCCGTCGTGAGTCTGGACGACGTACACAAGGTTCGGCACCGGGTCCGCCTCGGTTGCCACGTCCACCTTGACGGTGACGCGGTCCGGCCGGATCGGCCACAGTGCGCGTGGTCGGCCGGACGGCCACCGGTCAATCCATGTGTACGCGTTGCCCCACAGGAGCAGGCTGGCGAGTTGCTGTTCGCGGTACTCGACCGCAGTCTGCCTCGGGTTCGGCCGGTCGTGCAGGATCGGGTACAGCGGATGTTCCGTGGCGATGGCGCGCCCGTCCGTACCGCGCTGATACACGCGCAACGGCAGGGTCGCGATGCTCTCGCTGATGATCCGGACCGCTGCCCAGACCGCAGTCGACCCGACCGCCGTCGTCGGCGTCACCGCCCGGCCAGTCGTGTTCGCGCTTCCCGCCATCGCCTGGGCAAGGTGTGGCCACCAGTAGTTGCGGTTCTCGTTGCTGCCGAACAGCGCACGTCCGATCACGCTCATCGTTGTTGCCTCCGTGACGCGCCGAGTGCGCCGATCCATAACAGGATACCGATCAGGCCAAGGATCACGAGCGCTGCCGGGACAGACCACAGGCCAACCCCGGTGACCAACAATATCACCCCGATGATCCCGACCGCGTCGATGATCAGCGAACTCCATTCGTCCGTCATAGCACCAGCATCCCCCGCTCCTCGTACACCGACGCACCCGCACCCGCGTTCCGTGACGCGCGGTCGATGCCCATGATCAGCGCCACGATCCCGTCGATGCGTTGCCTCGCCTTGTGCTTCGCAGGCCGAACGTTCCCGGCTGCGTCGCTGATGACCACGAGGTTATCCGCCTGCCAACGCAGGATCGGATGATTGGCGTGCCGTAACTTGCGTCCAAGCGTCAGTTGCAACAGCGCACTCGTCGGTGCAGCCATCGACGCCATGCCTTGCGACATCGGTGCCATGTCGATCCCGTCCGCCACGAGTTCCTGGACGAGTTGCGTCGCCGCCCACCGGTCGTACGATATTCCACCGATGACGTACCGTCGCGCCAGTGCGTTGACCTCGGCGCGGACGTGCGCGTAATCCACCACGTTTCCCGGCGTCAGCGTCAATAGTCCATGCCTCGCCCACACGTCGTACGGCACGCGATCCCGCTCGGACCGGCGCTTGATGTCGTCACCAGGCAGCCAGAACCTCGGGACCACGTCGTACCGCCCGTCACCCCGTGGGAACACAAGCACGAGCGCCGTCATGTCTGTCGTGGCCGACAGGTCCAGTCCGCCATAGCAGACCTCGCCGTCCAGTTCCGCTTCGAGGTCGGCGAACGTCACGCCACCGGCGCAGTCCGCCCACGCCTCCATCGGCAAGTAGCGCGTCTCCTGATTGACCCATTGGCACAAGTGGAGTCGCCGGAACGCGCTTTCGTAAGCCGGAACCGCCTTGGCGCGTGCGCATTCACCGGCGAGATATTCCTCCGTGACGGTGTGCCCGAGCGACGGGTTCGCCTTGCGCCAGACCGCCGGGTCGTCCCACGGCTCGTCAGGTTCGGCCCCGTACAGGACCGGTAGGAACGACGGGTCGTCCACGACGCCGTCGCGGACGCGTTCAGCGTACTCGTGCAACTGTCCACCAAGGCTGTTGCTCTCGAACCCTGCGGTCGTGATCCCGATCATGAGCGGCTGGCGACGCGCCCCCGTCGAGGTCGACAGGACGTCCCACAGTTCCCGTGACGGCCACGCGTGCACCTCATCCGCGATCACGCAACTCGCGTTGAAGCCGTGCGACCCGCCTGCGTCGGATGCGATCACGCGCAGGACGGATGATGTCGCACCGTAGAGGATGCGACGCGTCGATGGCACCACCTTCAGGAGTTTCTTGAGGTGCGGTTCCTGTGCCACCATCTCGCGCACCACGTCGAACACGATTGCCGCCTGGTCACGGTCGACGGCAGCGAGGTACACCTCGGCACCGGGTTCGCCGTCGGCGATCAGGCTATATAGCGCGATCCCCGCCGCGAGCGTCGACTTCCCGTTCTTCCGCGGAACCTCGACGTAGGCGGTCCGGTACTGGCGCGTGCCATCAGGCCGGATCGTCCCGTACAACCGGTCGAGGATCTCGGTTTGCCACGGCAGGAGTTCCAACGGCTCACCGGCCCACCGGCCTTTTGACTGGCGCAGGTTGCCGATGAAATCCGTAGCGAATGTTGTCACGCGCGCATCTCGCGTCGACGCATCAACGCCTCAATCGGTGACACCGGGGCCAGTTCGGGTCGCTCGGCTGGCACGAGGGTCGGCAACCGTGACGCCGGGGTCATGCCCAATTCACGTGCCATCATCCTGATCTTCTCCGCAAGCGCGATGGACGTTGATAGCAGCGAGTGCGGTTTGCCGTCGACCATCAGGCCCTCGACCTCGATGACGGCGTCGATAATCTTCGCGCGGTCCACGGTGATCGCGAACCGCTCGATCAGCGGCCCCTGGTTGGCGTGCAGCCGCCCGTCGTCCCGCAGGTACGTCACCGTATCGGTCCAGATGCGCTGCGCGTTCATCGTCAGCCCGTGAGGCATGACGGGTTCGGAGCCGGTCGACTCGTTGATCTTGATCTTCGTCCTGTCGCGGTCACGCGATTGTGCGGTCTTGCGCACGCCACGGATGCTCATCGTCGTTTCCTTTCCTCGGTTGCGACTGGCGTCATGACGATTGTCCCATGCGCACCACGTATCTCGATGACCATCGGGAGGGCAGTCTGAATCGCGCCGCTCGGCTTGTCGCTTCGCACCGAATTGCAACCGCGGTGAGCCACCCGAACATTTGTCCACGA